GCAGGTTTAGGTGCCCGCTCGAGTACTACTTGCAGCGCTTAGTACCAGTTACACGACGTAACTTAGGTGTTAAGACAGGTCGGACTTGGACGTCAGCCCTAAAACCAGTATATCTCTCGATATATTGATACATAGGGACCGACTCCATAGCCCGATCCTGCCAAACATCTAAAAGTTGCTTAGTTAACCGGGCCTGAGCTAGTGAGATAGACCGAGCTCTTCTAAGGCTGAAGATAGCTTCTCCAACATAGTATTTACTAATACCTAATTCAAAGATATTAACATCTTCGTCACTAACCAAACGGTTAACGGCGTCGACACTAAGTCTAAGAAGGGTATTAGCAACACTAATAACGGGAAGCGTCTCACGTCTTAGAGCTTGGTATAACTGGACATTCAAGCTTGGGAGATGTTTAAGAGCCTGGTCATCCATAGTTTTCACTATGGAGTCCCGGTTCTCAAACAATCTCTCAACATCCGAAATCGCTATCTTTAACTTCATCTCTTTGATAAAATCAACGAGGAGATTCAACATCTCGGGAGTCGAAATAAACTCCCATAAAGGAAAAGTCCTGTGGAAGTATTGCTGCACGGAGACTCGCAATGAGTGTCCTGCATTAATACGGTCACAGGGTATAGATTTCTCATTAGTAACCATACTAATGAAATTTCCTATATAGTGATAAACCATATATAGTTTAATTATCCTCTCCGCTTGCGCGGGGCGTTTAAAGAAACTAAATGTGGCTCGGATCAAGTCTGGGTGCTCAGAGATAGGCAAGTTCCAGCCGTGAGTAGCTTGGTTTCTTAAGAACTCATGAAGAAGTGAATACTTCTTCCAAGTTTCTAAGAAACCCCCGATACTAAAACCTGATACCTCAACACCTGACATGACGATCCGTTTGGCAAACTCGAGCATCTTTTCAGATACTAGAGTCTTTTCATCCGAAATCGGCATATCAAGCTGAGAGCACAAGATTTTATATTGAAAAGCTACTTCACGATTGGCTATAACTAAATCATCACCTAATAGACAGTAATCAGGGAAATAATGACCAGGTTTAACAACCTGAGCATTAATCGCTGATAATTGAACCATTACGTGGTGACTTAGAGCCATCGCGGCCCAAGAGGAGTATGCTCCCATCGGCTGTCCCGCCCTATAATATATAGGGTGGTCACAGTCTTTGTTCACAAAGGCTTCTCCTACTAGCAGGCGTTTCCATGCTAAAGCATGCTCTCTCCCAATCAAGTTAGTTAAAACACTGACTTGAAAGTCAACAGGCATTCTGTCTGTTGCTGCGGAAAGATCATAGCAATAGTATGGACCGGTAGACGGTAAGGAAGATTGAAAATCATCTTGATTAAAGGTAAAATCAGACGGTATATTTCTCAATATACTCATTAAAGCGTCATGAAGAGGCTTTAATGCTGTCTGAGTCCAATAATCAAGAATGGCAATCACTCTTGTCTTACCCTCCTTATCACTGAAGTAACTAAGCTTACGAGAATACTTTTCAGCCTTTGCATGGATTAATCTCCAGATTTCAATCATAGAGTAGCCCAAACCGGTCGGCTGATAAGGCTTAGTCATAGCTACTTGAAGCGCTAACCCACCCAAAAGGATAATATCTTCCTTTTGTTGAGGTGTTATAGCGTCCAAGTCAGTTAAGGCTGAAGCCAAAGCAGGACCATTAGGACCACTCTTAGTTGAGAAATGAAAATCAGTCCATTGTAAAGATTGAGGGTAGACTCCTAGAGTCTTACAGATCACATTTATTGTGTCCTCATTTTGAGGAATTCCCTTTGAAGGAGTCTCTATGGTATCCAGTTTTAGAATAGCCTTAAACTTAAAGGCCCTTCCAATATTTAATAATGTTAGAAGTATCCTTACCGTTTGAGGGTTATCTAAATCTGATTTCCACAGAGACAACTCTTTAGGAAAACCTGAAGAATCTAGTGCTACGGATTCAATTTCATATAGTGGATTCCCACTAAGGTACCTTAAAACAGTCAATCGAAGAGATTTATATCTTCTAACTGTCTGCTCTAAGCCTTGGTGGTCCACATTATGTGAAAATGTATCCAAGTAAGCTGTTACACGTGAACTATATACTTCGTACTGCTTACAATACAAGGTTAATACTATAGGGATTAACTTCCTTATCGTACTTAATCTAGTCATTGTAGCAACGATTATATAAGTGACACGCAGTGCTAGGGACGCTACCACGCCCAAGGTAGGGTGCTAGCCTTCTTGAACGCTGGGGGTACGACACCCCTCGGTAGCCGCGATCCTAACCACTATCTTATCAAATGATCCACACAGCTATTCTAAGCTGGCCCAGTCTACCAAAACCTGTCTATCGAAAGATAAACGGGCTCGGCACTGACCAGAACACCTTATTTAGTATGAGTTTCACATAAGACAGTTGTTAGTGTTGGAACTGCGAGGTTACTCTTGATCAGCGACTGTGTAACAACAGTTCTTGTCTTGGGTCTCAACCCCGCGCGCTTATCCGCGAGGTAATGCTACCCGGCATAGCCG